GTATAGTTACAAGAAATTTTAATAAATAAATATCTATAAATAAACTACCAGTATTAATATCTCAAAATGCATTCGTCGGGACGAACCGTAATAGAAATTTCAAGAGGTTCACCACTTGTATAATCCAAACCACCAAAGTCTGCATCAGTAATGAAAGCACCCTTAATATCCCATTGTTCAACCGTAACACCAACAGGGTCCATCAAATGAAGGGAAAAATCCTTCTTGTAAAAAGCAGCATATCCATCGCGACCAGAGATCGTTTCATGAGCCAAACGTGCCCATTCCATCACCTTCTGCGACGCGGACGGTGCAATAGGGTCATGAAGAGTCATAGCAACCGTACCCCACTCAAACTTACCAGCAAGATAACGTTTGCTATTGATATAATCAAGCGTAACAGCTTCCTGAGTAAAAGTCGGTCGCGCAAAAGTTTTAGCTACAAATTGTGGAAGGACATCTTCAGCAAACTGGAAAAACCATCTATTTTGTCTTTTCGGTTCAAAAGTGTCCGCAAGCATTTGATTTACGGATCTAACATCAGCCATTTCATATTCTCCAAACTGAGAAGTTAATTTGATTCTAAAATAAATATATGTGTGAAGGGATTTTTGTTTTCCCTTCACACATATTAATTGTTACTCGCTAAACGATGCACCTTGCGGAGTCAGGGTGAAGTCAAAGATAATAATTTCAGCAACCGAAGTCGGTTTCAAGAAAATCTTACCCTTAATTACGTTCCTATCCACTAAGTCAGCGCCTTCTTCAATAGAAGCTCTAAACTCATTAACACCATTTGCAGCTTGTACCGAACCAAGATATCCATTTACCATATTCAACAATGAAGTCCTTGTAGCCGCATTATTTTGTTCAAAGACAAAGTTGCGAGACATTCTAGAAATTGTTTTTCTAACCGTCAACATCATTCTACGAACATTTACTCTATCCAATACAGACTGCTTAGTTTGTAGAGTCTTCTGACCAAAGATAACAATACCTTGGCCTGGGAATGTAGCAATTGGATTAACACCAGGACGCTGATTATAAAGACCATCACGTTGCGTCTGAGTTAATCTTCTTCTAACTTCCAATACTCTTTCCAAACCACCACGATTAAAGCCAGCTGGAGCGAACCAAGGTTGACCCACTCTATCATTAAATGCATACGCGCCCATGACTTCTACTGAAGGCGGTACCCAAACCAGACGATTATTATCACCATCATTAATTCTAATCCACGGATAATAAGTAGCTGCATAACTTGTATCAAACTTCTTAGCTTGATCCTGAGCATTAGCTACCGACAGAGCTAAACCTGAACCCGTAGCCGTAGAATTAGCAATATCAATAAGTAGAAATGCGTCGGCTCTCTGTTCAACCATATCAATAAACTTGCCAATAGGATTACCAGAGCCTGCCGAGTGAACACCAGGAACACCTAGAAGATTAAAATCAACTTCTTCAGGATTCGCTAATGTCTTCTTAGCTACATCAAAATCACCTGAAACAGTACCATCATTTAAAGCACCTAATAGATTGGTACGAGGATTATATCCATCCCAACCCCCAAATACAGGAGCCACAAACTTCACTGCTGTATTATCTTCAAGCCCTGTAGTACGCTTTGTAGTAGATCCAACAAAGTTACCTGAGTTTGAGCCAACCATATTCACAAGTGTAAAGTTAGTAACACTACCAGAACCCGAAAGTTCACCAGTAGTAGAGATAAACAACATACCTGCGTCTGCAGTAGTGCTACCAGAAGCAGATGTAACAGTCTTTTTAAGTCTATCGCCAACGCCAGGTGAAGCGAAGTTAATACCCATCACCTTTTGTTTATCAATAACGCCATCTCTATTCTGGTTAGTCACCGTAGGTAGAGCCGCTACCGTAGCAGTCAAGCCATTGGTCCCAGCTGCGCCGGGTCCAGTTGCTGGACCAGTTGCTGGTCCACCACATTGAGCTAGAATAGATCCGACACCGCGGAAGCCTGCGGGCCTTGCATCATCTGGATACCCATTTGTGTTTATATCAATTCTAACAAGCTTCGACTTATTAGCAAAAGATCCATCAAACAACAATTCAGGTGGATCTTGAGTCAAATCATAAGACAC